AGAGCTCGACGAGGAAATCGAAGAAGCTCACGATCCAAAGAACGCAGAAAAGCAGTCTGTTGATGCAACAGCAAAAGCTGGGGATGCTACTAAAAAAGCACCTGCCCGTAAAGGCGATAAAGCTAATGCACAATCAACAGATCTTAAAAACGCTGCAACAAAAGCCGAGTCAGTAGAATTTAATGGAGACTTTAGTGAAGACTTAAATGCTCTTGTTGAATCTGAGGCTACTCTTTCAGAAGAGTTTAAAGCCAAAACAGCGATTATTTTTGAAGCTGCTCTAAAATCAAAACTTTCAGAAGAGATCGATCGTTTGGAAACTGAATATCAAGAACAACTTGATGAGCAGGTTTCAGGCATCAAAACAGATCTAGTCGAGAAAGTTGATAGCTACCTCAACTATGTGGTTGAAAATTGGATGGAAGAAAACAAATTGGCAATTCAATCTGGACTTCGTTCAGAAATTGCTGAAGGTTTCATGGATAAGTTGAAAGGCTTGTTTGTTGAATCTTATGTTGAAGTTCCAGAATCCAAAGTTGACCTAGTTGATGAACTTGCAACTGCTAATGAAGAACTGGAAGTACAGTACAACGAAGCAGTAGCTAAAACGCTAGAGATTTCGGAAGAACTAGAAGTCTTTAAGCGCCAAGCGATCATTCGCGAAGCGTCAAAAGATCTAGCTGAAACCCAAGTCGAAAAGCTTGCATCACTCGTAGAAAGTATTGATTTCGAAGATGAAGAAACTTTTGCTTCAAAAGTTGCTACTATCAAAGAATCATACTTCACCAAAAAAGCTGCTACAATTTCAGAAGAAGTTGTAGATGACGACGACGATAATACCGTCGAAGTTTCTCCTATGATGGAGCAGTACCTTAACGCAATTCGCAAAACAAATAAGTAAGTAGGAGATCCAATTATGGAAACTTATGATCGTCTCGTAGAGAAATGGTCTCCAGTCCTGAACGAAGAGTCAGCTGGCACCATTAAAGAAGCACACAAGCGTGCAGTTACTGCAGCTGTGCTTGAAAACACAGAAAAAGCATTGGCAGAAGAAGGTAGCCGTGCGAATTTCTTGGCAGAAGCACCTGCCGCAAACGCAACAGGTAATGCAGATAACTGGAATCCAGTACTTATCTCACTCGTACGTCGTGCGATGCCTAACTTGATGGCATATGACATTGCTGGTGTACAGCCAATGACAGGTCCAACTGGTTTGATCTTCGCAATGAAGTCAAACTACAAAACAACTCGTGCTGGCGCAACAGCTGGTAACGAAGCTCTGTTTAATGAAGCCGTAACTGGTTTCTCTGGTGATTCAGGTGGTACTCAATCACAAGGCGCTTCAGGTCTTTCAGGCTTGACAGATGGCGACGCAGATTCAACAATTGATGACTCACGTACAGGTCCAGACTTTGGTGGCGGTATGACAACTACTGAAGCTGAAGGTCTAGGTACTTCAGGTGCTACTGCATTTGCTGAAATGGGTTTCTCCATTGAAAAAGCAACTGTAACTGCCAAGTCACGTGCGTTGAAAGCAGAGTATACTCTAGAGCTTGCACAAGACTTGAAAGCAATCCATGGTTTAGACGCAGAGACAGAATTGGCAAACATCTTGTCAACTGAAATCTTGGCTGAAATCAACCGTGAAGTTGTACGTACAATCAACTCTCGTGCGAAAACTGGTGCTACTACTGGTAACACAGCAATCAATGGTATCTTCAATGTGCAAACAGATGCAGATGGTCGTTGGTCAGTTGAGAAGTTCAAAGGTCTGATTATTCAAATCGAGCGTGAAGCTAACACAATTGCAAAAGAAACACGTCGGGGTAAAGGTAACTTCATCGTATGTTCATCTGATGTTGCTTCTGCGCTTTCAGCTTCTGGTATGTTGGATTACGCTCCGGCGCTTGCAACTAACTTGAACGTTGATGACACAGGTAACACTTTTGCTGGTGTACTGAATGGTCGTACTCGTGTATACATCGACCCATATGCAACTGCTGACTATGTAACTGTTGGTTACAAAGGCACAAACCCATATGACGCCGGTCTATTCTATTGCCCATACGTACCACTAACTATGGTCCGTGCAGTTGGTGAGAATGACTTCCAGCCACGCATCGGGTTCAAAACTCGTTACGGCATGGTTGCTAACCCATTCGTTGGTGCTACACCAGATAGCGATATCGGTACAGCGAAAGCTAACCAGTACTACAGAATCTTCCGTGTGGATAACATCCTAGGCGCGTAAGATCGCTAAAAGAGAAGGAATAACCTTCCAAAAAGATTAAACTAGGGCGCTTTGGCGCCCTTTTTTTATAAGCTATTGATTTCATTGAAAACAAAAATGCGCCTGAACCGCAATTAACTGTGTACAAACGATTCGTAATATGTTAATATAATTATATCAAATGGAGAAAAACAAATGTTGTATATTAATGAAATCAAAGAAATGTTCAACTGCACATTCGACTATGCAGAAAAAGTTGTTGATAACATGGGTGGTCTTGGCTTTGACTTCTCTCAATCTTCGCAAGAAGAGTTTAATGCAACTGCAACTGAAATCTTTCAACTAATGGAAAGTGGAGTATTATAATGGAATTTACTTACTCAGACGATTGCTTCTCAGATCTTTTCAAGGACGTTAATGGTTTCCGTCCTCGTGGCTCTTTGATGGACGATTGGAATGATCGCACTCCTCGCCAGAAGCAAGAGCTTTGGAATGCTCTTTGCGATGAGCTTGAGGAAAATACTAAGGCTGAGAAAGCAGCTGAAGTAGTCGCTATCGAGAAGTTCGAAGCTCGTATCCAAGATATTATTGAGCTTGGTGCTGCTAATCGTACTAACGCTCTTTTGTGGATGTCTGGTACAGAGACATTCTATAATGTCCAATGTGTTGAGCATTTTGTTTGGGAGCAAGGTATTTTGTTTACCGATTATGGTAAGCAGCTAGTTAAAGATCTGGCTGCAATCGTTGATTATAAGGAGTATGACTATGCATAACGATTCATGGACAATAAAGGCTTATCAGCATAAGAATGGTAAGCGTGAACTTGTTGAATGGGCCACTGGATTTGGCCATAAGCACGCACGTGAGTACTATCAGCGTTTATATGATACAGATGAATATTCAGAACTTAGAATGACTAGAGTCAATCCTGAAGTTGTATTGTATAAAGCAGCTGCACAATAAAATTACCATGTGTTTTGTGTTAAGCCAATCCAATAAATAACACCGCCCATAATACCAATAGCTGTTAGGGTTATAAGAATACCAAAGGTCCATGTAATTATTTTTTCTTTTATTTCTTCGGCCCTATAAACAGCTTCTTTTTGTTCCTTTCTCATCTGAGCTTCTATTCGTAGAATCTCTTTCCAAGCAGATGGACCATAAACAGTAGATATAAAACTTCTTAGTTCTTCTCTCATATCATCTGCTTTTTTCTTATGTACCCAAACCTCCATGGCATTAGCTTGAACTCCACCACCAAGAGCCTTATACCATGGAGGTTTTTCTGCCTTTTGATGTGCGTAATCAATATCTGATATAGCTTTTGACCAAGCGCCAAGTTGGCCTGTCATGTCTTGTATATCTCGCCCAACAGATATGGCCTTTTTAATGCCATTAAATGCTGTAGTTGCTAAACCAATAGCTGTTACTGGATCGACCATGAGGTCCCCCTATTCATTCACCTTCGTGTATATTTATAAAAAAGTGTTCTTTTTAACTGATATAAATACAGGTATATAAAGAGGAAGAAAAATGGTTACATTAAATCCTAGTGCTAAAGTAAATTCATCTATTACATCGCACTCATCAGATTTAAATAATGTGAATATGCTGCAGCCTAATTTATTTAGGTTGGTAGTAGATCGTGAGAATTATCCTAATTTAGAGTTTTTTGCTACCGGAATAAACCATCCTTCTGTTGATGCAGCACCGGCTGAACTACAGTATCAAAAAGTTTCTAGGATTAATTTTGTTGCTGATAAATTAAACTATGGTGATTTGAACGTAAATTTAGTACTAGATGAGAATATGAACTCATATATCGAAATGCATAATTGGATAACACGAATGGTTCAAGAGGATTACAGAGATCCTTTAGGTAGAGACTCTAAGTTGCCACCTATTGAATCTGATATTACAGTTCATGTATTAAGCAGCCACAACAATACTCTTAGAAAAATTAAATACATTGACTGTATTCCAACAACATTAGGAGCAGTTGACTTTGAAGCACAGAATGCAGAAGGATATATAACATATCCGATCTCATTTAGATTTAACTATTTTGAAATTACTTGATAACAAGGTTATATTATGGACTTACAAACAATACTTGCCCAATGGCAAGAAGACTGTGTAATTGACAACAGTAGATTAGATGTAGTATCACGAGATACTCCTAAGCTTCATGCAAAATATCTAGAAAAATTATCATATGCAAAGCTGTCTCTTCGAAGAGCTGAAGCAGCACAAAAGATTTTATTGAAAAATAAGTGGCTTTGGTATAATGGTAAGATGTCACAAGAGCGTATGGACGAGCTGGGATGGTCATATGATCCGCTGGATGGATTAAAGATCATGAAAGGTGAAATGGATTATTACTATGACTCAGATCCTGATATTCAAAAAAGTGAAGAAAAAATAGCCTATTGGAAAACAGTTATAGATACCCTAACAGATATAGTTGATTCCTTAAAATGGCGTCATCAAACTGTGGGTAATATTATTAGATGGAAAACATTTGAAGCAGGTGGATAGTGGCTGATATTAAAGTTGAATTAATAAATTATAGTATGATGTATATTGATTGCGAGCGTGGTGTCGCACAAGAACTATCTGAATACTTTAGTTTCTATGTACCTGGTTATAAATTTATGCCAGCATACCGTAACAAGGTATGGGATGGTAAAATCAGATTATTCAATTACATGACTGGAGAGCTCTCTGCTGGGCTATATGTTTATTTAATAAAGTTTGCAGCTGAGCGATCGTATACTGTTGACACTCAAGAATCTTCGTATGGTCTACCGGTACCTCCTCCACAACCTCTTCAACATTTGACTGATTTACTAGCTGACGAAGCACTTCCATTTCAACCTCGAGACTATCAATACGATGCGCTTGAAACAGCCCTAAAAAGAACTCGAGCAATATTACTATCTCCTACTGGGTCTGGAAAATCATTTATAATATATTTACTAATTAAATACTGGTTACACTATTTATCAAATGGATTTAAGTATCCTAAGGGTGGAAAAGTTCTTATTATTGTTCCAACAACCTCTTTAGTAGAGCAAATGCATCAAGACTTTATAGATTATGGACAAAGACCAGAAGGTATGCATAGAATTTATTCTGGTAAAGACAAGAATACAGATAAAGCTATTATAATATCTACATGGCAGAGCATATATAAATACCCTAAGAAATGGTTTGAACAATTCGGAATGGTTATTGGGGATGAGTGCCATGGCTTTAAATCAAAGTCATTATCATCTATTATGAATAAAGCTACTGAAGCAAAATATCGGTTCGGTACTACAGGAACACTAGATGGCACTCAAACACACAAATTAGTTCTAGAAGGTTTATTTGGTCCAGTACATAAAGTAACTACTACAAAGAAATTACAAGATAATGAAACATTAGCACCTTTAGACATAAAGGTTTTATTGTTAAATTATGAAGAGGAGATTCGTAAAAACTTTGGTAAAAAAACATATCAGCAGGAAATTGACTTCATTATTGGAAATACTGGGCGTAACAGGCTTATTTCTAATTTGGCTATATCTGCTAAAGGAAATACTCTTGTCCTATTTAACCGCGTGGACGCTCATGGCAAGCCTCTCTATGAGTTGATAAATAGTAAGGTAGTTGAGGGAAGAAAAGTATTTTTTGTATCAGGTGAAGTTGCTACTTCAGATAGAGAAGCCATAAGACAGATTGTGGAGAAACAAAAGGATGCTATCATTGTCGCTAGTCTTGGTACTTTTAGTACTGGCATTAACATACGGAACTTGCACAATATTATTTTTGCAAGCCCTTCGAAGTCACAAATCAAAGTCTTACAGTCTATTGGTAGGGGACTTCGGAAATCGGACAATGGACAGATTACTACTCTCTATGATGTAGCTGATGATTTACATTGGAAATCACAGAAAAACTATACTTTATTACATTCAGCTCAACGAGTAAAAATTTATGAAAAAGAAGAATTTAAATATCAAATAATAAAGGTAGATATTAAATGAAACGTGAAAATATAAGACAATTCAAGCTAGTATCTGGTGAAGAAATCCTTTGCGAGATTATCGAATGGGATAACGATGTAAGTGAAGAAATTATTGTAAGGAATATATATAATATTGTTTCTGTTGATAATAAGAAAACTAGTGTCAGATATTATACCTTTGAACCTTTTATGTGTTTACAATCAGAAGACAGCATGTTTCAAACTTTTAATCCATACCACATCGTTGTAACTGCAATCCCCACTAATGAAATCCTTGATCAGTTTGAATCTAATGTAAAATTAAATAAAATGGATGTTGAAGAAATTGAAAACGAATTAAAAAAGAAGTCTTCTGAAATTAAAAAATTATTAAACATTACGGATTCAGAACCAGAAGAAATTGAAAACTCTAAAGTGATCAAATTCAGACCCAAAGATACAATGCATTAAGTGTATCTCTACCCTCCAACAAAGCTGTTACTTTTATTATACACTGTTTGGCAGGTTTGTACACAGTTAAATGCGCAAAACTTAACAAAAATTGAATAAAAAACATATGTACATTTTCTGTAAAACAGATTAGAATGTTATAAAGGATATTTTATTATGGCAAAAAAGAAAAGCATTCATTACGTAAACAATAAAGAGTTCTCATTAGCAGTTGTCGATTATTGTAAGAACTTACAAGAAGCAAAAGAGAATAATGCTGAAAATTTACCACTAGTTCCAAATTATATTGCTTCTTGCTTTTTAAAAATAGCAGAGGGCTTATCTCATAAATCTAATTTTATTCGATATACTTATAGAGAAGAAATGGTAATGGATGCTGTTGAGAATTGTTTGAAGGCTATAGAAAATTATAATATAGAAGCCGCTACAAGATCAGGAAATCCAAATGCATTTGCGTATTTCACACAGATTAGTTGGTATGCTTTTTTGCGTAGAATTGCAAAAGAAAAAAAGCAACAGGATGTAAAACTTAAATACCTGTCCCAAAGTGGTATTGAGCAATATGTTTACAACGATGTTGGTGATACGGCAGCTGCAAATGTCATGAATAATTTCTTAGGTCAATTGAAAGAAAGAATTGATAAGGTAAAAGAAAAAGATACTATATTCAAATCATATCTAAAAGAAGATAAAGCTCGCAGAAAAAAAATAATAAAAGTTGATTCTGATCTATCTAGGTTTATGGAAGACGAATAAAATATGAGCATATATTCTAAAAAGATGTTTACAAATATTATTTTTTGTTGTATAATAGTGTTGTAATATCAGAAAGCAATTTAATGAAAGTATGTATTTTAAATGACACTCATTGTGGCATCCGCAATAGCTCTGACGTATTTCTCGATAATGCAGAGAAATTTTATTCTGATGTATTGTTTCCTTATCTTTTGGAACATAATATTAAGCATATTATCCATCTTGGTGATTACTACGATAACCGGAAGTTTGTCAACTTCCGTGCTCTTAACCGCAACAGGCATCACTTTCTTAAACCGTTAAGAGAAAATGGCATTACTATGGATATTATCTGTGGTAACCATGACACTTACTATAAAAATACAAATGATCTAAATAGTCTCAAAGAGCTGTTGGGGCATTATATGAATGAAGTTAATATTATTCATGAACCTACTGTTATGGAATATGGTGGTTTTAAAATGGGCCTTGTCCCTTGGATTAGTTCTGATAATGAGGAAAAATCACTAAAATTTATTGCAAATGCAAAATGTGATTGGCTAGGTGGCCACTTCGAAATAGCTGGATTTGAAATGGCAAAGGGTATTGAAAACCATCATGGAATGAAAAAGAATCTTTTCGATCGATTTGAAAAAGTATTATCCGGCCATTTTCATACTAAATCAGAACA